CTGTTGCATCGCACTATCGCGGTATCTTTGTCAAATACGCAATCGAAACTGGCGCACCGCTGGACTTCGTTGGCTGGCAAGGACACGACTTCTCATTCCGTGGAATGAGTGGATGGAATGATGCCTCTACCTCTGGCATGGCTCACTTGACTTCGTTCGTTGGCACTGATGTTGTGGCTGCTATCGACGCGATGGAAGTGTTCTACAACGCAGACGCTGACAAAGAACTTATCGGCGGCAGTGTTCCGGCAACTGAACACAGCGTAATGTGCATGGGTGGCATGACAACCGAGTACGATACCTTCAAGCGTCTGATTACCGAAGTGTACCCAACTGACATCGTTTCGATTGTGTCGGACACATGGGACTTCTGGAACGTTTTGTCGGTGACTGCAAAATCGTTGAAGGCTGAAATCATGGCGCGTGGAACTACATCGCCATACATGACTTCCGGTAAGGTTGTATTCCGTCCTGACTCTGGCGACCCTGTGAAGATTATTTGCGGCGACCCAGATGCCCCAGAAGGCTCTAACGAGTGGAAGGGTGCAGTGCGTGTTCTGGATGAAGTGTTCGGCTCTACAAAGACCGACAAGGGCTACAAGATTCTTGATTCGCACGTTGGTTTGATTTACGGTGACAGCATTACACCGAAGCGTGCAAACCAAATCTTGTCCAACTTGAAGGACATGGGCTACGCAAGCTGCAACTGTGTATTCGGCATCGGTTCGTACACATACAACTACAGCACACGCGATAGCATCGGTGGTGCAATGAAGTCTACCTCCGGTGTGGTTGATGATGAACGCCGCGCAATCTTCAAAGACCCAAAGACCGACAACGGCCTGAAAAAGTCTGCGAAAGGTTTGCTCCGTGTTGAATTGCAAAACGGTGAGTACATCCTGTTGGATGAACAAACTGCCGAGCAAGAAAAGCAAGGTGAACTAGCCGTTATATTCGAAGACGGTAAATTGGTTAAGGATGTTACATTGGCTGAGATTCGCTCTCGCTTGATGTAAGTCAGTTAAACAATCTGAGGTCATCGTAAGGTGGCCTCTAGTGGTTTAATTGGAGACGATGATGGGAATTCTCGCAGCAATAAAATTGGCAAAAGTTCTTTAACTTAATTGGAGGGCATCATGAGTGCAAAACAAGACGCAGTAGTAAGTGCAGCATCGGCAGTTGCAAACGCGGCAGGAAGCGTTGCAAGCACCGCTAACGACATTTTGAAGACGTACCTTATCAAGGCTCTGGATAAGACCGGAAACTTGGTAGACAAGGCCGTGGACATGGTTCAAGAACAGGCTCCGATTCTGGTGCATGAAGTCTTGCAATGGTACTTCGCGTACAACCTGATTATGTTCATCATCGGTCTCGCGCTAGTCATCGGTGTGTTCGTGATGAACTACAAGCATTACAAGTTCTGCGCTGCACAGTCGAAGCTTGACCACAAAGACCGTTCACCGTTCTACACGGAAGAAGGTTGGGAAGTCGGTCGCTTCTTTGGTACGCTAGTCTTCACATTTGTACCGTTGATTGTTGCCTTCTGTATCATGAACCTCGATTGGTTGAAAATCTGGATTGCACCGCGTCTGTGGCTGATTGAATACACAGCACAATTGGTTAAAGGTCATATTTAATCAATAACTTAGCAGTACCTGTTGCTCTCGTTGGTTGAGTCTGTATAATGCACACATCAACTAACGAAAGGAAACAACATGCATCCATTTGAAGTAGCTGGTCTGGGCAAGGCTCCATTCCGTTGCGTAGGCGTGAGTGAAAACGTTTATGTGACTGCTGGTGGTGCACACCGTCAAGCTGGTGGTTCATGTGACTACTGTGGAACCGGAATTCGTTGGGAGTATTCAATTATTTCTTCCGACCAGAAACGGTTTGTGGTAGGATGCGATTGTGTTGAGAAGACAGAATCTGCTGTTGCTGGTTTCAAAGAGCAAAAAGCGATTCACCAGAAACAACTTCGTGATGCCCGTAACGCAATTGCGAAGGCAGCACGTGAAGCAGAACAAGCAGCACGTATGGCAGAAGTGAAGAAGGAACTTGAAGCGAATCGTATTCGTCGTCGTAACGATTGGAATGAGTGCAACAAGGAACTGAACACACGCCTGACAGCATATGCTGGAACAAACGAGTTCATCAAACATATCATCGACAATTTGAATATGTGGGGTGCGTTGACTGAGCGTCAAATGGCTGTTGTAGAAAATGCTCTGGCAACAGAAGAATCGAACAAGCTGAAAATTTCTGCGCATGTTGGTGGAATCGGCGAAAGAATTGAAAAGAAGTGCAAGGTTGTGTTTTGCAAGTTTCTTGGCAATAGCTCGTTCTACCCGTTTCCGGCAAATTTTTTGGTAAAGCTGCAATTGGAATCGGGCGAATCGTTGGTGTGGTTTACTAGCAAAGGGTATGACAATGGAACTGAGTTCAATAAGTTCACGGTTAAGGCGCACACTGAGTACATGGGTGCAAAAGAGACGACAGTCAGTCGTGTTAAATAAGGGAGAAAAGATTATGTGTCAAAGCTGCTGCTGTGGTTGCAGTAACGTCAATAAAACTTTTCCGGTTGCTGGTGATTTGTTCACCGCGCGCGTAAGTTCCGGCTCTGACCGTAGCTACGAAGGCTCCGTGTTCGAATGTGTTGTTTCCGATGCTGGAACAGTCGTGGCAAAAAAGGTTGTTGGTTATTCATCTGGCAATAAGCCCAATACGTTTGGTCGCCATGCATGGACATTCACACCATCCTCGCAATGTGTAGTTAACGCGGCTCGATAACATGAAGCATATCCTCTTCGCATTGATGATGGTTGCATCGGTGTCTGCCTTCGCCAAAGGTGGCGGTGGACACGGTGGAGGCGGTCATTCGTCCAGCCATGCGTCTTCGAGTCACACTTCGGTATCTGCGCACAGTGAAACATCTTCTTCGCATCCGATTGTGGCTCCACGTTCGGAACCATTGGCTCGTCCGGTGTACACTCCGACAGTAACATCGCACGGTTCGTCTAGCACATGCTCTGACGAAAAACGCAAACGTAAGGACTGCTAAGGAAATGAACCAGCCGAAAACAAAAGGCAAAGTAGTAAAGCAGATTTACGTTGTTCTGGGACGCGAAGAAACGCCCGGTGTTTACTATGGTAACATGGCTCAGTTCGACCCTCTGTCAACGAAGTGCCAAGTGCATAACCAATTCCAACTTGAAGCCGCTGGCATCACGGAAATTAACGGCGCTCTGTGGGTGAACGATGGTTACGATTGGCAGACACGCCAATACAACAAGAAGCCATTGGACATAAACAAGACACCGCGTGTTATCGACAACGACCCGCATTCTGGTTTCAAGTTTGTTGGTATCAACGGACGTTCATCGACTGCAAACAAATTCTGGCTCATTGAAGACCCGCGTGGATTTGTTGTTGAAGTTCCAACTGCAAACGCAGAGGATATCGTCAACACATGCAAGATTGATTATGGAATAATCATTACACCGTGCGTTTGGGTATTCGCAAACGGTGGAATTGGAAAACCAAAATTGGTGAGAGCATGAACAACAACTTTGTAACTATTCTCGGTGGGAAATTTCTCACCAACGGCAAGATTGTGAAGACTGCAAGTCCTCATACTCAAAACCCACACCCGATTGCACAGGTTGTAGTCGGTGGTCATGTTGGTTATCATCTGTTGCAGAAGGGTAAGAAAGTTTTCTACTCTCTGGAACTGATTGAAGAACTATACAAAGACAATCTTCCAGCGCCGAAGAAGCCGAAGAGTAAAGTGTGGCGTTATATCGCCATCGCATTTGTAATCGGTCTGGTGTTGAGTTTCACAACATGTGATGTTACCGTGAAAACAAATGTCACAACAACGGAAGTAGAACAATGAACTTCATCGAGAACGTAGGTGCTGCTGATATCCCAAGCGGGAATCACTTTGCATGTGGCGAGAACGCCATGTTGATTCAGATATCAGACCCTGAGTCGAAGAACACACGCCTATACACAACACCGTGGTTCCCTGTTCCAAAGCACCAGTTCAAGGAAGTGCATCAGTTCAGTTTCATGGACATTGAAGACGATGACGTTCTAGCGCCCGAATTCGGCATCACGGACGCGCAGGCAGCAGAGTTGGTACGTCTACTCCAACACGCACTCGAACACCGCATGAACGTGGTTGTACACTGTTTTGCAGGCATCTGCCGCAGTGGTGCAGTCGTGGAAGTGGCTACGATGTTGGGATTTGTTGACCCCGGTAGATTTCGCTTGCCAAACATGCGAGTCAAGCGTAAGATGATGGAAGTTCTAGGGTTGACCTACAAGAATGAACCTGTAGAGTCTACCGATGAAATTATCAACCGTATCTATGGAGGAAAGTGAAATGAAAAAGCTTATCGCAGTATTGATTCTGTCTCTGGTTGCAACAACAGCCAATGCATATGATGATTGGTCTTTGACCAAGAAGATTCTGGTTGGCTCTGCACTGGTTGGAACTGGTCTCGTCATCGGTCATATGATGACCAAGGAAGACGCACCAGCCGCATCTGCTGTTGTTGTTGCTCCTGCTCCAACACCAAAGAAGAAAGTCATTCAGGTGTCGTGCGAGTCCGTTGATGGTGTTCATTGCGTGAAGGAAACGAAATAATGAAAACGAAACTTGTGAGAATCGTCAGCGTCAACCGTTACACGTACTGGTATGCAGACCAAGTTGGAAGAATTTTTGAAGTCACGAACAACGACATGTACCCAACCAAGTACCAAGTGAGAAACAACGAAAGACTGTCGGCTCACACTCTGGACATTGAAGACTGCGAAGACCTGACACCACGCGAACGTATACTGTACGAAATCGAGCGTGCTGAAAAGATTCAACGTGAGGCAATGGATAAAGTTGTCGCGCTCAAACTGCAATATCAAAAAGCATTGTTGGTTACGCTGGATGATATCGTTCCTGGTGCTGCGTTCAAGTCGGACACAATTTCCAAGGTGTACATCGTTCTGAACTGGAACGGCAAATACTTGTTCTCCGGTAATGAGAACAGCGTGTTCCACATGTATTCCACAAAGGAAATGACGAAACAAGAAGTCGTTGATTACCTCAACGAACACAAAGCACAACCAGTTGAAGGATTGAAATGAGCAAGAAAGAAATCAAAGTACGAATCGACTCATGTAAAATGAGTTCGTTCTGGTACTCCGATATGGTTGGTATAGTTGTATTGGCTATTGATTACGATGCGCTCAACTACGCCTCTCCAGAATTTTCTGTTGGTGGAACAACGAAACTTCTTCTCAAGGAAGACGTGGTTGTTCTTCATCGTGAAACGTTGGAGATTCTTTTGAAGAACGCTCAACGTTCACGCGATACTGCTGAGAAACAAATTTCAGCATACATGAAAGACCTGAATGAGTTGGAAGTATTCGAGTCTTTTGATATCGTGGCTGGTTTGAAGTTCAAGTGCAAAGCGATATCATATCATCACCCTGAATGTGTGTTGATTAGCAGCGGCGGCAATCGCTTCACCATCGGTGGTTATATGGGCAATCTATTTGATGCGTACAGTCATATCAACATGAATGCCGTTGCAATGGCAATTTTCCTCAACGAAAAAGACGCGGAGAAAATCTAAATGGCAACCGTCATTGGACACGACGAACGATTGATGAAAAAGTTTTCATGCCGTGAGTGCACCGCAATCGTCCAGTACGCACCAAAAGAAGACCAGTACACGGACAGAACCGACGAAGGCACAAAAATACGTGGACTGAACTGCCCTGAGTGTGGTACATTCCATAGAACCAATCCTTAAATGACTCGGAGACTTGTGTGAAAACATTTTATATGTATTATACCAAACCTGATGGTGAACGTGAGCGCGAACGAATTCGTGCCGTGTCCGCAGAATCAGCCGCAGAAATTTTCGACATGATTGATACAGATTCAACTGAACTATATTTGGAGGAAGATACAAATGGCAAGAATGATTAAGTGGCCCTCTATTGAGCAATACCGTAACGTTGTAAAAAACGTCACGCAAAAGGCTCGTTACAAAGGCAAAGATGAAAACGGCGATGCAATCTTCGACCCGTTCGTGAAGCTGCCGAAACTTCGTTTCGAAGGCACGGTCAAACTGCACGGCACAAATGCTGCCGTGGCTGTTGGCAATGGAACTGGTCTCTGGTTCCAATCGCGTGAGAACATAATCACGCCGGAAAAGGATAACGCAGGCTTCGCCACATTCGCATGGGGCAAGCAAGACATGTGGTATGACATTGCTGGTGCTGCTCTGAATATAAACCCGACGATGACCGAGTATGACATTCTCATTTTCGGCGAATGGTGCGGTGGAAACATTCAAGCAAGCGTTGCCATCACTGGCCTACCCAAGATGTTCGTCATCTTCGGTATCGCGTTTGTGGACGCAGAAGGCGAGAAGACTTACCTGACACGCGATGAAGTCGTTGCTGCTGTGCATGGTTATGTGTCTGTTGCAGGCATCGGATGCCCGACTGACTCCAACAACGTGTACTGCATCTATGACTTCGAACAGTACGTCATGGATATCGACTTCGAACAACCGCACGAGTACCAAAACGGCCTGAACGAAATCACAGAGCGCGTAGAGGCACAATGCCCCGTTGGTTTGGAATTCGGTTCCAAGGGTGTCGGTGAAGGTGTTGTGTGGCGTTGCATCACAGCAGGCTACGAGGACTCTGGATTCTGGTTCAAGGTCAAGGGTGAGGCTCACTCCAAGAGCAAGGTCAAAACGCTGGCAAACGTCGATGTAGAGCGTATAAACAACATCAATGAACTGGCTGCAAAGCTGGCGAACGATGGTCGTCTTGCGCAAGGTGTGCAAACCGTGTTCGATACGCTGAACGGTGGCGAGGTTGATATCAAGCGCACTGGTGAGTTCATCAAGTGGGTTATGTCCGATGTATTCAAAGAAGAGACAGACACAATCGTTGCGTCTGGTTTCACTGGCAAGGAATTGAACGGGCCGATTAGCAAGCTGGCACGCGATTACCTGATGCAGAACTTGGAGCTATGATGAGATACGTCAAAATTGTACGCGGTGTGCTGGTGTTCTACATTCATGTTGATGTAATCAGTTTGTGGATAAAAGAGCGCGCAGATGGAAGCAGAAGCGACAGCACTACCACTCGCTATGCTGAGTTGGTTGTGAATTTGTCAACGGATGAAATTCTGAAATCGCGCCACCCACTCAACGAAGTCATTCATGGTCGCTTCTCGCGTCCGTTCATGACAATCACATTGGAGGAATAAATGAAACTGAGATATATCGTAGTTGCTTGGTTCTTTGGTTGGCTGCTGCTTGCTCTGGCCCCATTGTTTTCGGGTGTTGCTTTTGGTATGCTTGTGGTACATGCTATCATCAGTATGGTGTTTGCGTTCGTTACGTCTCTTGCAGTTGCAATTGAGTATTCAATCAACGATAAACACCCAAGATGGTAAAGAAGGATTATGTAGTTCTAAGTGACAAGACTACTCTCGGTCTAGAAAATCAGGTTCGCCGTTTTCTAGAAAAAGGGTGGAAGTGTCAGGGTGGAGTGAGTGTTGAGCCCGGTGAAACATACGGCAGACAAACACATTTTTATCAAGCTATGGTGAAGGAATAACATGACATTTTTAGCATTATCGTTGGCGTTCTCAATTATCGGAATTCCGCTATCCATTTTCATGATTCGACAGACTGATGATGTAACAGTCACAGACCTTTCCTTAATTGTTTTGTTTGGGTTGATTCCAATAGCAAACGTGGTATGCTTCTTCGTACTACTTACTGCATGGGCCGAAGCATCGGGTTTTGACAAGAAAGTTTTATTCAAACGTAAAGGGAGTAAATAATGGGAGTTCGCGTAAAGGTAGTTTATGAAGTGACGAACGGTTTGCTGGATGATGATGGTCTCATTCTGCTTCGTCGTATGTTGGGCCGTGGTATCGTTCAAGTGACGTTCACTAAGGCCGATGGCAGCACACGTGTAATGGCTGCTACACTGGACTTCGACAGCATCCCCGAAGACAATCAACCATCCGGCTCTGGTCGTGGTACGTCCGGTGGCGACAACAAACTGTTGGTCGTGTATGACACACAGATTGACGAATGGCGCAGCTTCCGTGCGAACAGCGTTATCGAATGGGAAGAGGTCTGATGCCTTTTTCCATCGTAAAGAAACCGCCTTCTGTAATAACGTCCGGTGGTATTCCTAGCGTATTCTTGGCTGGCTCAATTGAAATGGGCCTCGCCGAGAACTGGCAAGAAAAAGTTGAACGTGAACTTGCAAAGTGCGAAGTGACAATTTACAATCCTCGCCGAGACGATTGGGATTCTTCTTGGGAACAGAAAATGAGCAATCATCAATTCTGCACTCAGGTATCGTGGGAGTTGAAGGCAATGGATACAGCAGACCGTATCCTGATGTACTTTGACCCATCTACGAAGGCTCCGATTAGTCTACTTGAGCTAGGACTACATGCACGCGGCAACAAATCTATTGTAGTGTGTCCTAACGGGTTCTGGCGCAAGGGTAACGTGGATATCGTCTGCGCGAAATACAAAGTGACCCAAGTCCAAACACTGGACGAGGCAATATCAATCTTGAAGAGTGACCTGTCTATATGATTACACCGATTCGCCTGAACACAACATACGGCAACACACAATTTGGAATCTTGCATTCCCAATTCGAGTTGTATCAATTCAACGAACATCGCCGCAAAAGTTTTCAAGAAGTCTGCGTTCAAGAATACAGAAAGATTAACGATTACTTGAAATTCTTTCTGGAAGATGATGAAATGACTCACCAGTTCAAACTGGACGAGGCAGACAAAGAAGGTTGGAAGAAGTACAACGAGCTATCAGACATTGCGTCATGCTTGCTTTACTTTTCCGGTCACAAACAAAAAGAGAAAGAGTTGAACCTACTGTCGGCAGTTTGAAAAATGCCAACGTTTCATAACTTGGACTCCACCAGATTTACCGCAATTTGGGCAAATGACAACTTTCTGTGGCTTATTTTTCTTTGCCATAGATTGTTTGTTTTTAGTTTCTTGGGAGCGTTTACTAAATTTCTTTCCAAGTTTACCAAGAGCCGCATTCTTTGCATGTTCTTTTGACTTTGGAATACCTTTAGCGGCTTTAGATTGTTTCTCTCTTGTTTCCGGCGAGGTTATTTTTCCAAGACGACTATCACCACCGTCTAAACCGTTTTCCGGTTTTAGATTGAGCCATTCAATAGACTCAACGATGTTTTGTTGAATTGAAAAGTTGAGAGCAAATTTGGTACAATAGTCTTTGTCGAGAAACAAACAGTACCATAGAGTAACAACATGTTCTTTTCCATGTGCTTTGATGTGTCTTATCCAATGAAGGCCAGAACCAAAATAGTTTTCTGGATTTGACTTGGTTGTTTTACCGAAGTATAGTTTTCCGGTGACTGAATGTTGCTTGATGTAGAGATAAGTTGGTTTGAAACTGGAGGTATAAATACTCATGCTGGCGATGTCCTTTATCGTTAGAGTCCATGAGCATTTGCGGTGCTGCGATGGACATTTGTTTTGTCTATTATTTATGAAAATGTTAAGTGAGGGTGCTATGGAAAAACAACAATATAAATTCGTCAAATATATCAATATTTTTGATGAATCTGCAATACTGTTCGCATTGGACAAAGATGCAGTGGAACAAACAATCGACGGTGCACAGTTTGTCGAAGTGACACCAGACTTCCAGCGTGCCTATATGGTTCGCAAGGACAGCCTGAAAGCAATCGGCTCCGTGACACGCGAGTATTGAAATGAAAATCAACTTCAATTACTTCAAAGACAAAGCAAACGTAAAACTACGTGAGCGAATCAAAAATGCAGGCAAATGGTCTGACTATTATGCTTGGTGGCCGACAAAGGTTGATGATAGTGATTGGCGTTGGTTTGAGTTGATTGAACGCCGTGAACGATACAGAGACCACATGGTGTATTCATGGTGGGATATTGATTATCGAGTGAAAGAAAAGCAATGACCGAACTAGACACAAGTATTTTTTTGACGCAGGAAAAGTTCTTCGCTGCGATTGAGGAATACATCAAAGAAAACGATGCATCGTACATCGAAGCAACCATTCGCACATGCGAGAAGTTCATGGTTGACCTCGAAGACGTGCACAAACTCAAACTGATTAGTCCTGTACTCAAGGACAAGCTACGCATCGAAGGTATGGATGATGGCTATTTGAAACGCGAATCACAACTTCCAATTTAATGCTATCAGGTTTCCACTTCTACAAAATTTACAATTCGTTGAACCTGCATTTTAATTCGTCGTATGACTACATGAAGTATGGAGTCAGACAGGCGAATATAAATGCATTCAACAAGCGTAATGACAAACTGAAATTCGAAAGCTACGGCAATAAGTTCGACACCGAACATGAAGCCGTGCAGTTCTGTTTCGCTAACTTCGTGCACAACTCCGACTCATTCGTGTATTCGGATTATATGGCATCTGAAACGATATATAAAGAATGGAAGAAGTATTTCAAATTCTTCAATGACAATTTTAAAGATGAATTTGCAGAGCTAACCAAAGTGATGCAAACCAATTCAGTTGACTTCAAGCAAATGCAGAGCATAACAAAAGGATGGAACCATCCACCGTTGTTGCAGATGTATTTACATGGAACATTGACAGCAGAATTCATTGTGACTCTCGACAGTAAGTTTTCGTTTCTTGAAAGCTGGCTGGAATCATATGGCGGTGTTGACCCGTTCATCGAGAAAAAGTTAACGATTTTGACGAAGTACAAACCCATCTGTATACTCATAAGGAAGTGAAGTGAACCAAAAACCAAACTCTGAACGCCAAAAGCGTGACGAAGAACAAAGAGCAATCAAGTCGTACAAGCAACAGAAGCATGTCAAAACCATTGAGGATATTCTCGATGAAGACGACATGGATGAAGAACTTTATGACTATTGTCGCAAACATTTAAAGTGAGAACAGCATGAGCAAGTACACATTTTTCTGGGGCGGTGGCACACCGTTCTCCAACTGGACTAAAGCAAAATTCATGTACAAGGGAATTCAATTCACCTCGTCTGAACAAGCAATGATGTTTGAGAAGGCTATGACTTTCGATGACACCGAAGTAGCCACACAAATTCTCGCAACCAATGACGCACAGCTACAAAAGAATTTGGGCCGTGCAGTCAAGGGCTACGATGGCAAAGTCTGGGATGCAATTCGTGAAGAAGTAGTTTACGAAATTCTTCTGGCTAAGTTTGGTCAGAACTCAAACCTGAAAGAAGCATTGTTCGCCACTGGTGAAACTACTCTGGTTGAAGCATCGCCGTTCGATAACGTATGGGGAATTGGTTTGAGAGAAACAGACCCCGGTATCGAAGACGAAGCAAACTGGAAAGGTTTGAACCTTCTCGGCAAATGCCTCACTCGCGTAAGAGAAACACTCAAGAAGTAAATCAAAATGGCAGAATACATTTTCCCGAAGGAGACTAAGTTCTCCTTCGATGGCAAACTACGCACCTTCTGGGTGCGATACGAAGGCGAAGAATGGCAGATGTGGGGTACACCGCATGAGGTGTTCGACATTCCATCTTGGTCTGGTGTTGCACTCGATATCAAACGTGACCATAAGTTATCCGAAGAAAAATTTCACGATTTGATTTGGTATCTAGGTCGTTGTAATATTGCTGGACTGATGAAGAACGATGACGCTGTGCGTGCATGTGCTGAACGTTTCCTCGCAGGCAAGAAGAAAGTAACAGCGCCCGGTACTCAACGTAGAAAAGATGCTGAGAAGAAACGCAGAGAACTATTGAAGAACCTACCAGCAGAATTACTTGCTGCATTGGATGTTGTATGTGAGTCAGAACCAGCAAAGCAATTTACATCCGGTAACGACAAGGCACTCAACTCTCTCACTGGCATGGTCATGAAGCAATACAAGACCGATGCTGCACTGGTCAAAGACCTTCTAACGAAGCGATTGAGACCGTAAATATATTTTCATGTTTGTGGTGGATTCTCAAAAATTCACCATAAATATATCACAAGATTTGAGACTAACAGTTCTCAAAGGTAGTACAACTCCACTGTAAACATAATAGGCGAAATGCCACCCAATAGTTAAATTAGGAGAATCAACATGGCAGGAAAAATGAGTTCACTGATGGCCCAAATCAATGCGGCTAAAGGTTCCAAAGGCGGCGACAACGATGATAAGAAGTTCTATTATCCAGCCCGCGACAAAGCAGGTAACGGTTCAGCTACAATCCGATTCCTATCTGCACCAATCAACGAAGAAGCACCATTCGTAAAAACATTCTCACACGGTTTCGAAGGCCCTGGTGGATGGTTCATTGAGAACTGCCCAACAACAATCGGTCAAGACTGCCATTGCTGCACCGAGAACGGTAAGCTCTACAAAACACTCAGCAAGGAAGAAGCACGCAAGCGCGGTATGAATCGTAAGACTTCGTACATCGCAAACATCGTTGTTGTGAGCGACAAGAGCAATCCAGAAAACGAAGGACAAGTATTCCAATACAAGTTCGGCACAAAGATTTGGGACAAGATTGTTGACGCATTGTCACCAGTTGACCCAGACGACAAGAAGTTCAACGTGTTCAACGTTGACACCGAAGTTGAAGGTAACGAAGAATTCGCTAACCTGAATTGGCCTGACTTCAAATTGCGTATCCGTAAGGTTGATAACCAAACGAACTACGACAAGTCCACATTCGAAACAAGTGACACAGACGTTAAGGTTGACATGTCCAAGGCCGAATCATTGGCTCAGTACATCGCAATCGAACGCTTCAAGTCACCAGAAGAATTGGAAAAAAGATTTAACAAAGCAGTTGGCAACACATTGCGCGTAGCACGTGTTCAAGAACGCGATGATGACGCAGCACCAGCACCACGTGCAGCACAAGCACCTCGTCCATCGCCAGCCAAGGCTGTTGATGCAGGCGAAGATGATGTAGAAGCACTGATGCGTAAGTTGGCAGCAGAAAGCGGAAATCCAGACGACGACATTCCGTTCTGAACAAACGAAGTTAGTTGAATGAAAAAGCCCAGAGGAATCTGGGCTTTTCTTTTATGCGAATGCTGAACGTGAATTGAGGAAAGTTCTGAATGTTGAATCGGACGTGCGAGGCATCAGACGAGACCCTTGAGCCGCAGCTTGTTGAACAATTGTTGTTGCGTTCTTGCTTGATGCGTCAATCATTTGTTTTTGCGTGCTTGCTTGCTTGTTGTCGGTCGCATTTTCTTTCGCAACTTCCGTGTTAGCCAGAGCAGCAGATTTATTTTTCTGCATTGCTTGCACTGCTTGTGATTGAGATTCTTTTACTGCTGTTGCTGGCGATAGAGGACGACCATACGCATCCATCGTACTACCATCTGCATTGTGTACAACCTTGTCTTTGTGCTTTCCTGTAAGCACGTCTAGGAAGCTTGGGCCTTCTTTTGCATACTCAGCCTGCGTCTTATGTCCTGCTGCCTTGTCTAGAGTCTCCTGGTGTGAATCTAAGGCTGCTGCAATCCCAACCGATGCCATGATAGGAGCAGCTACACCAGCAGCCAATGTTCCCATTCCAGACATTGCAACTCTAGCCAATCCACTTGCTGCTCTGGACGCAATAGACTTAATTGCTGGCGCTATTGTTGTCGCCAAACCTTTACCCAAATTCGTCAATATTGAAATTAGACCACCACCAAATTTTGTGATGAGAGACAACAAAGACATCAAACCACTTCCCAACATCTTCATTGGGTTGAGAAGGAATTTCAAAGCACCGAGCAGCATAGACAACAGACCACCAGACTTCTCAGACTTCTTTTCTTCCGGCTTACTATCACTCTTCGATGCAACGGATGCAACAGAATGTAAATCATTCTTTGCTTCTTTACCTACGATAGCTTGTGCAGACTTGTCATCGTCAGTATCTTTTGGCTGCAATGACTTGTCGATGTTCATCAAGTGCTTGTCCATGCTACCAAGAACCTTCATGAAAAGGTTTGGTGCGGCTGGCGATACAGATACGCTTGCGGAGTCTTTAGGGGCCGTTTGAGCCTGTGTAGCAGCTTGTTGGATGTTCTGACCACCAGTTTCATTTCGTGCAGCTACAGCCTCGTTTGATGACTTCTCATGCTCTGCTGCCTTTGCCATTTGCTTTGACTTTTCCATCTCAGCGAACGTTGGTTCCTTGTCTGCATTCTTAGCTGTTCCAAGGCTTCTCAATGCACCTAGAACTGCACCGCCACCCTTCAATGCCAACTTACCACCAAAACCTGCTACGGCTCCTGCTAGACGCAGAGAACCGGGCATAGTTGAAGTATCGAATTTGAGTTTGTTACCAAGCTTACCCATGAAGGTAACTTGTGCTGGCATTCTGTTCAGCTTCTTGGTGTAGTAGTGTTTCAGTGCAGGATTATTTTTGATGAGGTCAATCTTCATCAAAATACTCAATGGTGGAATGCAATCGTCTGCTACACGTCTGCTTGGAAGTGTGTAGACAATGAACGGGTCAACGTACTCGTCAATCTGTTGTTGTTCATCTAGCTTGAAATCGTTTTTGGTTGGCTCTTTGCCAGTGATATCTTTGAACGCACAACGGAACAACGTGTTCAATTCTTTCTTGGTGAAACCAGGATAGTTTGTAACGTTATCCATTTCAACGCGAGACTTCGCCTTGGCAGATGGTTTCACTTGTGCTTCTTTACCAGAACCACCAACCAATGAACCGCTGTTAACCTTCTTACCTTTTGCTGGTGCTGAGTGCACATGCAATCCAGACATTTCACTAGCAGTGTTCTTCACTGGCTTGAGTGGGGTGACGGTGGTTTGCACTTGCTTATATTTTCTACCAGCAGCTTCTGCGTCCTGCATAATCTTGTTGCGTTCCACTTCTGGAACATATGGTGAGAAGCTACCATCTTTGCTTGTATCAAATGCTTGACGTGAGACTACACCGCGAAGGTCACGAAGAATTCCTTCATCTTCAATGAAACCTTTCTTATCGGTGATGTGTCCATACTTTTTATCTTTTTCGTTTTTACCAGACGCGAGGAAGAACGTACCATGCGTTGGTTCCGCTTGGAATATGTCGCCCTCGTCCAAAACTCGTAGGTCTTTGGCGCTGTTGATACGAATAAAATATGTCTTAGCCATTTACTTTCTTTCTCTCTATGTCGTCTTTCAATTCTGCAAGCATCAAGTTCACATAGATTTCTCTTTCATAAGGCAGCATGTTTTCTAAATCACTCAATGTAAACTTGGAATCTTTGATTGTGTACATCAGGGTGTGATTCAGTTTGTAGTATTCAAAAAGGGATTCCCCTGAAATCCCTAAGCGAAAAAATTCTCCAAGCCTTCAATCTTGAATGTGTTCTCTTTGTTGCACTTCTTGCAAGTGTATTTTCCGTTGACAACAATCTTTGGAATGTTGGCGAAGAATTCTTGCACCATATCCAATTGCAATTGAGTCAAGCCAAGCACGAAGTCTTTCAACTCGGCGAGTGTGTTATCTGCTGCCTTGTAAACCATGTCACCTTCGATGATTGTGTCGATGCACGATGCAATCACTTCAAGCACTCCGTCTTCGGTTGGTGACTCTGTGAGGATAGACGAGTGGTTCAACGTTGGGTACTTCATCTTCAAGAAGATGTTGTTGCCGAGGTCGATATCATTCTTACCTGCAACACCTTCGATGGTCAATGCATCCAAGCTAACCTGTGTGTCGTTCTTTGTTCCACATTCGCATGTATGAACCAAGTCGAGGTCTTCACCAATGGACTTGTTGCGAATGTTGATGAACAAAAATTCGGAGTCAACGATTGGCATGTCTTTCAACTTACATACACCGAATGTGCATGTGCCGAACAATTCATCAAGGGCATTCAAAATGCTGTCGGTGTTCTCACTTTGTATTGCAAGCAAAAGAATCGAACGTTCTTTCACTACGAATGGGCGGTACTTGATTGTCTTTCCGGTAGAAGGAAGCTTCAATTCATATGTTGGGATGTTCAGTTTTGGTAATGCCATAATGACTCCATATTAAGGTAAGAATTGCGAACCTTGATTCACAAGTGGGTTGTTCATAATTGCGTTTTGTTGCAGTGTACGTTTCGCAGCATCGAATGCAGTTCCAAGAATTGGGTTTGCAGCAAGCACAGAAGCAAAATTCAAAGGACTCTTTGCTGGTGTCACAGTCTTCGGTGGTGTTGGCTTTGCTGTTGTGTTCTCGAAATACTCATACGAGAATTCAATTGCCATCGAAGCGATGTTATCTTTTGCCGACCAATCAAGTGCTGTTTGCTGAACTGTTTTGATGAACGCATTCTTCAAAGAGTATTTAGATATGACAGGAAGACCATCTGCAACAGAACCGTTGTAGTTGTCCATGTTGGTTGTCATGTAGTCAGTGGAGAACGTTGTGATATCAATATTGAACAATGGATGTTGTGGGTCATCACGATATCTTGGAGACCATGAAACATTTCCACTTTGTCCTTTGTCGTCTGCAATCTCAATTCGCTTGTTTAACTCCTTCAAAATTACTGTTGGTAGATTGAATGCATTGTCGATATAGAACGAACACCAACATGGGTCGAATGTCACACCTGTTGGCACTTCATATGGGATACCGTAAATCAAACCAGATGTTGTGTCCACTCTGACACCTGGTATTGCAGCCTGATGACATAACAAGCTGAATGAACGAGACTCATCCCAATCACCGAGTGTTGTTATTTGTACCTCAAAGAATGTTGGACGGTAGAAACCATTGCGACTGCTGATTTCGCTTATGAAGTTTTGCAGGCCACCAGTGTTACTCTTGGTCGCATTCTTGTTTCCACGTTTCTGTCCTGTTATCAGGTCAGCGGCAAAGTTGGTGACTTGATTCTGTGCACCACCCTTTAGATTGCGTAGTAGGTCGCTCTGTGTTGACATTACATCTTTCTCCATACGGATTGTTCAGACGCACCGACAAACTTAGCCAATGGCAAGTGAATGGCGATAGGCCAATCTTTTGTTGGTACTGAAACAAAGGAAGTCATTACATATCCTTTGAGGTATTGTTTGACCGCGTGTTCTGCTACACGTTGTCCTGCGATGCGTTTCAAGTATTGCCACGACAAATTCTTTTTGAGGTTGTCTGGAATCATCTTGTTGGTTGAGATACCTAGCAGCTTGTCTAGAATCATCATGCGGTATTGTGGAGCCATGTAGTGCAGGTTCAATCCTGTGAAGTGCTTTGCATCTTCTGAGAACGGCAATACGAGTGGGAAGTTATCGTAGAACGGCAATTCACTTTTGAACTTTGGATTGTAACCAAAGAAGAACATGCCACCGGGATAGATTGTCTTGGTTTGTAGTGTCAGATTCTGTCCGAGGAAACGCTGTGTACCCATACCAGAAAACGCATTCGTAACGTTGGTCTTGAACCATTGTTGACTGCGCTGTGGTGTGTAGTTCTTGTTGTTTTGTTTAATCTCTTCAAAAATGGTTGCCATTATCTCTTTATTCCCAATTCGTTCTCAGTGAGGATTTTGAATTCCATGTTTTGTTTACCACACCATTCAACTGCTGCTTTCCATTTTGCTTGGTTGACTGCATATGTCTTGATACTCTCTATATATGCTTTGGTTTGACGCTTTGGTGTCTTTGGAGCATCCACTTGTGACTGAGGCTTTATCTCAATGGCGAATACTTTGTTCTCACCTGTCTTTGTTCTAACGCTGATGATGAAGTCTATGTAGTATTTATGCGGGATATGGTCAACCGGGCTGATGTATGGAATCCACTGTTCTTCGCTGGCCCATTTCAGGACAGCAGGATTGTTGTCGAACCATATCATGGCTTTTCTTTCCCATGACGAACGGAAGACGATGTTCTTCACATCGCCTACATACTTCTCAGGATACTTTGGTTCAAATTTGCCTTGCAGGTAATTACGTGCCATATAAATAAGTCATACTACTCTTTAACCTTAACCTAATAGTTATCAACGATATGGCAATTCAAAAATACGAAAGAGACCCAGCAAATTGGTTCGACCCAACGGAATCAGTGAAGTCGTCACAGACCGCACTTGGTGGGAACACATACAACACCATTCACTATCCACAAGAATTGGGTACGAATCGTTATCCATATTCAATGATGATTTATGTCAATGCGAACAGTGCATCCGAATTGGGACGAAATGATAACGGGGTTCAGGCTTTATCTGGAACTGCGGCTAAAGATGCGGCTAGAGCAAATGGCACAAACCAAGGCATTATTAGTGACCTTAGAAAAGATGCATCGCCAAATCAGACCTTCATCACGTCATACAAGCGATTGAATTTAGTAATTGGACTACCAATTCCACACAACATTCAATTTGGCTCACATGCCGATTATAGAACCGCTGCAAGCGGTGTTATGGGAACAGTGATACGCGATTTGGCAAATGGTGAAATTGCACAGGCTGGAAAAGATGCAATAAAAGCATTAACTCAAGGCGCTGTATCGTGGGGAGCAGGTGCTGTAAATGACATAATCGGAAACTTTGCTGGTGGTCAAACTACATCAACAGAAGACATTCAAGCATTGGTTCAGAAGATGCAAGGTATGGCAAAGAATGACCGAAAGGAACAGGTGTTCCAAGGAATGGGGGAGCGTGAGTTCACATTCTCATGGTTGTTCGTTCCGAAGTCACAAGACGAATCTAATGTGATTCGAAACATCATTCAGTGGTTGAAGTATAACCAGTATCCAGAAGTTAACGCTGGCAACGGTCTGCAAGTAATCCTGCCAAATGAATTTGACCTTGAGTTTAGATTCAAGACAAAAGAGATTACAGGTATGCCAAAGATTACAACCTGCGTACTTGAAGACGTGAGCGTGAACTACACGCCATTGCAAAAGTTTGTTGCGTTTGCCGACACAGATAATCCTGTGGCAATCCAACTCGATTTGAAGTTCAAGGAACTTGAGCCGCTCGTGAGAAGTATGATTGTGAAGGGATACTAAGATGCCATTGTTCGAAAACTATCCAGCGATTACATACACGTTCACATCGCGCACAGATGCGACTCCAATCATTGAAACCATTCAAGACTTGTCTACCAAGATTCAGATGGTCATCAGTGCAGCAGACTTGGAAAATCTTTGCTCTCGTTATCTTGTGAAGACAGGTGAACTACCTCAACACATTTCATTCAACACATATGGCACAACCGATTACGATTGGACTGTGTTGTACATCAATGGAATTGGCAACCTCAATGCAGAGTGGCCTCTTTCTGATTTGGAACTAATCAAGTTTGTGTCGGCAAAGTATGGTGCTTCGCACATCTACGATACACATCACTACGAGAAGTTGCCAGAAGGTCTGGAAATGGATTTTAACTTCATCACAAGCCAGTATGGTGCGCAGTATGTGTCACCAGTGACCAACATGGATTATGAAACTATAATGAATGAACAGAAGAGAATGATTTACGTCATCAAGCCAGAAAACATTTCAGACTTCATTTCACAATTTAAGGCGAACCTAGCATAATGGCAACGAATGAGATTTTAGATTACGCTGGCAAGGTCATCATTGATGAGATTATCCTCACATCATCAGATGGCTCAAAGTCACTAGACATATTTGGTATGTTCAGCGAGTTGGATATCTTCGAGGATATCTATGCACCAACTATCACAGGCTCACTCAGTCTGGTGGATGGTTTCAACCTGATTTCTAATTTCCCAATCCTCGGCGAAGAGTTCATCACTTTCAAATGCCACACACCAACCATCAAAACCTCATTCACTAAAAAGTTTGCGGTCATTGGGGTTGGGGACAAAGTAGTTGGCAGTGCAGCCAAGCAAGTTTACTTCTTGAAGTTTGCAAGCATTGAAACACTCGTGGATATACACACAAAAGTATATCGTGCATTCACTGGCACACCATCGGATTCTGCTGCTCAAGTGTTCAACAAATATTTCACACCAATCACTGGTGCAAAGTTTGTCGTTGAGAATTGTTCTAACGCCATCAAGATAGTCGCACCAACTGTTTCACCGTTCAAGTTCATCAATATGCTGGCAAGCAAAGCTATCGACGTATCAGGATATGGTGCACCATCATTCTTGTTCTTCGAAGATAACCAGACATACAATTTCATTTCGTTGACTACGCTGTACAAGCAGTCACCGATTACAACTCTGCGTTACTCATTCACACAAATGCGTAACCGTGATGACAATGGAGAATCAACTCGTGATATCAATGCAGAATATGCAACAGTCAAGGATATGAACATTGACGACCTGTTCAACACCATTGAGAAGACAATGCACGGCTCACTTGGTAACAAGGTCATCGAAGTAGATTTGATGCGCAAGTCCACTACGAAGAAGACATATTCATACATGGATAACTTCGACAACGTGACGCACTTGAACACAGCACCTACAAACAGCAACAGCCTCTACCGCAAGCTTGGTATGGTTGAAGATGTTGTGCAGACAAGCATACTGCATCCAGCATCACAAGATAACTTCCCACAAGACCGTGATGGCGATATTTTGTCGAAGCGAATCCCGCTGATAAATGGTAACGAGTTCATCAAGTTCGATATCGTTGTTCACGGTAGAACCGATATCAAAGTCGGCGATGTAATCAATTTTGAAATGGGTAAATTTCAAACCATAAATCCTGATGTAGCTTTGACAGATGACGGCATCGACCAATACTACAGCGGCAACTATTTGATTGCTGCTATCCAGCACCGCATCACACAGACAAGACATGAATCTGTTTATCAAATCGTCAAAGATTCGTTCAACAGCACAATAGACTTTACGAAGAAAAAATAAAGCTATGGCATGCCGGGCCAGTAATAATTACACTTCGAAAGATTATCGCTATGGATTTACACATCTTGCATTGTGTAGCAAGGCCGTCTTTTCTCGATTTACATTTATGGAATTCAGAAGTTAACTTTGTTGTTTTACATGTTGGACATGTTTTTGTTTCGGTATAAATATTCATGCTGGCATCCTCGCTGATGTTAGGGTGTATGCGGACTGCAATCCGGTGATACACATATATTTATCGAAAAGAGAACTGAATGGAAATGCACTTCGGAGTAGTTGAAGCGATTGATGACCCACTGATGTCTGGACGAGTAAGAGCCAGATGGTTTGGTGTGCATACAGACAACTCATCAGAATTACCTACGTCAGATTTGCCCTGGTCTATAGTAGTTCAATCAACCTCGTCTGCCGCTGTAGGCGGTATTGGAGAGACACCACGTTTGCTTAGAGGTTCATGGGTAGTTGGCTCATTCATGGATACGGCAAAACAAAAACCAATCATTTTTGGTAGCATTGCAGGTATACCAGGCTCGGTAGCAAACAAATCGTTGGCTGATACAAACAACATCGCCGATATCATGGCGAACATTCCACCAACTGTTGCACCAGCCAACACAACAAAAGCAAACGGTGAAATTGTAGAGCAACCATACATCGGTTCTCTCACTGCATCACACGTCAAGAAGTTGAGCGATTCAATTTCATCTGATGACCATACAAACGAATTCAAACGCTACTACGAAGACTTGAGCAATGCAGGTACGATTGACTCATATACGATACCGGAGAAGGCTTCCGGCATCATATATGTAGCACACTTCATGACTGAGCAAGCAGCTATCGACTTGGTGAAGGGTAAAGACACACAAGATGCGAATGGTAAGAGCGCATCGGCGCACTACAAAGAAGGATATTCTGTTATCGTTGGCATCACCACGAGTGAACTTCCAACACCAGACAACCTATCACTTGTTGCAACCGATAAGACTTCTTCACAACGTTATCAGGATGCACGCAAGTATGACCCTGGTGTATCTCAGCAGTCTCAAAAGAAGCAAGGCTTCCAAGACCCAAGTGGCAAGTATCCACTCAGCGACCATCAGAACGAATCCGATGTGAACCGTCTTGCGAAGGGTACAAAGATTAGTAAGACCATCGTCGGTGAGAAGGAAACGAGACGCATTAAGGGTGTGCCTGTAGCCAATAGCTCGAAGACATGGGAGCAGTCACCTATTCCTTATGGTGCAGTGTATCCGTACAACCAAGTGACTGCTTCCGAAGCTGGTCACGTGTTCGAAATGGATGACACACCAGGAGCTTCTAGAATCAATTTACACCACGCGGCTGGTACATTCTATGAAGTGGATGACACAGGCAACTCTGTGGAGCGTACAGCAGGAATTAGAACCATTATCGTTGAGAAAGACGAACTGGTTTACATCAAAGGTTCAGGCCACGTCAACCTAGATGGAGATATGTCTGTTCGTGTTGGGGGAAACTGCAATATCCAAATATTGGGGTCTGCAAGCCTTTCAATTGATGGAGATTTTTCGACCAAAATAACAGGAAATTACAATCTTGAGGTCGGTGGTACTTGCAATGTAAAAGCAGGCACTTTAAATATGGAAGGTACTGATTCTTTTAACCTTTCTTCAAGTAGCCTACTATTCAAATCTCCAACAATTCAACCGAATCCTTGGACAGGCGACATTATGTTTGGCTCACACTCTCCGGTTTCATCACCAGTGTCAGTTGCGCCGATTGCAGACTACTCACCGAACATCAAGATTCCGGCTCCGGTTTCTCGTCGTGAAGCTATCGACTTTATTCTGGAAGATTCGCCAGATGTAACAAGCGTGCTATATCAAAACACAGCTACACCAACATTACAGAAGTTGAACAATGCTCCTGCGTTGATTGTGATTCCAGTATCGGGTGTTTGCGGTTTCACTGAGTTGAGCAGCAACACACAATTGAGTACGAACTATCGCTTGAGCGACCTATGCGGTGCACACCCATTCCCGTTCCAAACTGGTCAGCATGGTTTGAAGGCAGAAGAGATTGCATGTAACTTGAAACAGTTGGCTATCAACGTAATCGAACCATTGCGTGAACGTTATTCACATCTTGGTTTCAAAATCAATTCATGTCATCGTGAAGCAGGCAGCAACATTTCCAAGTCGAAGAAAATTTCACAACACGAACTTGGTCAGGCTGTAGATATTTCATTCAGCGAGATTCGTGGTCAATCAAATGACCGTGAGCAGTTCTACAACTTGGCGGCAGAAATAAAAGATGCTGTTCCATTTGACCAATTGCTTTTGGAATATCGTTCGTCTGGTTCAGTTTGGATTCACATTTCATTCAACACAACAAATCTACGCAGACAAATTTTGACATTGAACGATGACAAAGTGTATGGCGAAGGTCTATATCTATTGACGTAAGGAAACATCATGGCACTATCACCTAGCTCTATGGCAGACAAGATTATGGCTGCAACACAATCGTTGACCGCTCAAGGTGGCAATGCTGGAAACGAACGTAAAATTCTAGAAGCGTTTTGCACTGGCATCATCGCTGAGATTGTCGCAAACTCTGAACTCGTACCATTGACGCAAGACAGTGGAACCGCAGGCGCGGGTATCATCACAGGGAAAGTGCGATAGTGAAGATAGACCTCAAGTTCTATATCTCGCCTCTCGCGCTCTTCGTAATCGCCAACATATGCCTCGCAGTCTTCATGATTGTGCACGGCTACGTTTACCGCGATACCAAATGAGTGCGTTGACGCGCATTAGACCCATCTAGTGCGTGTTATGGCACTCATTATGCGCATACTGATTGTTTTAAGCAGCAAGAAAGTTTGAAAAGTTGACAATCAGTTTGACACGCCTTAGTATTTCGACTGTACCTCCATGATATAAATTCTATTAGATAAATAGTAAATCAATATAGGATTCATTCAATGGCAACATACCAAGATATCGACATTTCGTTTGCTTCGCATCCATCAACTAAGGACGTTCTAAAGTTGTATGATGTGTCAGCGGCTAAGTTCGCCTTGAAGAATTTGTTGTTGACCTCGGCAGGCGAGAATTTCAATGACATGTATTTTGGGATAGGAATTGGCTCTTTGCAGTTTGAAATCCTAACTCCGGTAACATCGGCGTTCTTCACTCGCAAGATTCAAAACCAAGTGAAGCAATACCTACCTGAGATTGTGCTGCAAGACACGTATGTTGGTGACAACCCAGACACTGGTGAAGTGACCGTCATTATACAATACTACGTGCGCGGTAATCTAAAGCTTCAAAACTATTCACTGGTTCTTGAACGCTCTCGTTAATCTGTAACAAATCAAACACATAACAAATAATTTGACGTGGCCTAGCAGCCATGTATAATGCTGCCTATCGTAACCACAATGGAGCATTGAACATGAAGAAGGAAGACGTGAAAATCGGCATGAAGGTTCGTATCATTGATACACCCGCATCTCGTTTGGCATCCGAGATTGACCACGGCATTACTCAATCGAAGAAGGACAAGCATCTGACACCCGGTATGGTTGGCGTGATATCCGATAACCGCCTGTGGACAAACGGCGTTGACGTGTACTTCGAAGAGTTTAATGATTGGTGGTGGTACGCATATGAAAGCATCGAAGATGCTGCAACAAAGACCAAAGAAGTAGAACGCTATCGCGTTGGTAATATTTTCACCGTGAGCAATGAGGAAATGGGGTCATCTTTGGTTATGCTCGTGTCCGCATTTGGCTCAATCTATTTGACCCATATCGCCACTGGCAACTGGTGGTCTAACAAGAAGATTGATATCAATCTGACGGTCACTCAAAAAGAAATCGACATGTTGAAAGGCGATGATGAAAACACAATCATTCTTTCGTTTGAGTCATTCAAAGATATGATGGCTGGCGTTCTTGCTGTGTACACTGGCGGCAAGCGCATTGTGCACTACACCGAAATGTATCCGGTGAACCATTCATCCGAGAATGCATACGCAACGAAAGAAGAATTCCTGCGTGACCATCCGAAAGCAACCTTCGTGGAGTTCGTTGGATAATGTCAACGAAATGGGACAAGCTGTATGACCTCGGCTGTAGTAAACCTGTGCCGTTGGACTCAGTGAGTGGTGCACTCAACTCATTTGTGTATGACCGAAAGTATGGTGTATTCAAATGTGACTTTGGTGCACACCAAACAGTCATGTCGCAACTGATGGCAATCCACCTCGGATTTGAAGATGGAATTGACATGGAGCAGGTTTTGAATTTAGACTCCATGTATGCTGCATCACAATTGTTTTTGCAACAGCGTGGAACTGCTTACTGCTCGTCTGTGAGTGATAGCGTAGAGGCATGGGACGAACGCAATCTCGAAGAGTGGGAAGTGAAATATTTCGGTGGTGTGCGTTACATCGGAGATGGAAGACGAGGGGTTAAAATATGAGTTTCAAATTTGATACCAACATCAAAGTTGGCGACCTGATTACTGCGTACCAAAAAGGTTTTCATCGTGTGACCGAATTAACGCCCGGTGGAAGCAGTGGTACGCTTGTTCACTACAAGCGTGTGCTGAGTGACAAAGGAAGCAAGTCGAAAGGTTCTGTCCAAGTGTGTGATGGCTCATACTGCAAGAAGATGGACATGGTGGCAGTTGGTGAATACATCGACATTGCGCGTATCGAATTTGAAACCATGTGCGAGAACTTAATTACAGAGGCTACGAAAATATGAAAGCCATCCTATCAATCATTGCGCTGGCTGTGCTGCTCTACATGCCGTTCTACGTGGACAAACAGAGTTGCTATGGTGCGTGGGAACACAGCGGTATGAACGTGTCTTGGGGTGCGTTTAAAGGCTGTTCAATTCAACGCGCAGATGGAACATGGATTCCGGCTGACGCATATCGAGAGAATACAAAGTGACAAACAAATTAAAAGTTCGAGTCTATAGCGACCTCCATTTGGATTGGTACGCAGACAATTATGCCGTGTTCAAAGAAGGTGCATTCTGGTATCCACCAAAATTGAAAGATGATAAAGACACTATTCTTTGTTTGTGTGGTGACTTGTGGACTGGTACGCGATGGATAGAATGGGCCGGATTTAGTTGGATTGCGCAGGTTGCCCCACGTTTCAAAGAAGTTCTCATTGTTACCGGGAACCATGACCATTGGGATTTAGCAATTATTGGAGCGGGTGATAAATGTAACGCGATGTTGCAGGATGCAGGCTTGCTCAATGTTCATGTACTCGACTGTGATACATTCGCCGTTGGTGATTACCTGTTCGTTGGTTGCACACTGTGGACTGATATGCGCGATGCAGACCCGCTTGTTATGCACGCCATGCCGCAGTTCATGTCGTATGATGGAAGCATTGCATACACCACTGGCAAAGACGGTGCGTGGGAGCGTTTCACGAGTGTTAAATGGGTTCAGGTGCACGCCAAGCACAAGCAGTACATCGACCTGATTGCGAAGCAGAACAAAGACAAGAAAATTGTTGTGATGACACACCACGTGCCGCTTGAAATATTGGGCGACCCTGCGTTCGGTTACACAATGTCGAATCACTACTACTATTCTGATTTGAGCAATTTGATTTTGGACAACGACAACATCATAGGCTGGTTCTACGGGCATACACACTTCCAAGTGAACCGTGTGTTCCCAGATTACGCGGGCGAAGATGGTTGCTTGATGGTTAACAACGCAGTCGGCTATGTTGGTCAGCACATGGAACAACAAGGCAAGGTTGCACACGAGGTGCTTGAACTATGAAACTGGAAATCGTAGCAGCAACATTGGTCACTGGTCGTGGTGCAGATGAATTGTTTTTGTTCACCACATTGCCGATGGGAACGTGGCCCTATGAAGGCGAAGCATATGTTCGAATGGAAGTTGCCAAGGGCCGAGGCAAGGCGTATGCTGAGACGTGGTTCGAAGATGTACCACTAACCATCATCGACAAAGACAAAGGACGAATTCAGTGACAAGCGCAACAACTAAACCTCTAACCAATGAAGCAATAGGCCAATGGGGTGAACACACCTCTGCTGCATGGTTCCACAAACACGGATATCGTGTGTCTTTTCCAAAGTCACAGAACAATGCAGGATACGACTTTATAGTAGAGAAAAGTGGAGTGATGCAAAGAGTGCAAGTTAAAGCGTCTGCGTACTATCGCATGGGCCGACCAGAAGTGTGCATCGTTGGTGGTGGCAAAGTGTTAGACACCAATGGCTTCGACCTTCTGTTCACTGTTCATATGTGCGGCAAGGCCCGATTATATCCGGCATCAGATGCACCAAAGCGCAGTGTATCGTTTGGTGGAGTAGCACCGAAGCCCCACAAGCACGATATTGTTTTGTAATTCAATCACTTAACGATTATCATTGTACGAAACGATTTTTGCTATATAATGACTCCATCGTAACAAAACGACAGGAGAGCAACAAATGAATACATCAATCGTTTCCACAGCAGTTAAGACCATGTTGAACGGCAGCAATGGTAAATTCCTGACCGTGACCTTCAAGAAGAAGAACGGTGACATGCGTACAATCAATGGTCGCTCCGGTGTGACCAAGGCTTTGGCTGGTGGAACCCGCACCACTGACCCCGAAAAGTATTTCACCATCTTCGAAGCTGGCAACGGCTACCGCTCGGTGAACTACGACACCGTATCTGAAATCAAAATGGGTGGTCAAACCGTCCGCTTCATGTAAACATATAGGTGAATCAACAACTTAACCATAGATGTTGATTCGCCTAGCTGTTTCTGTATAATGCATTCCATCGAAACGAACTTGGAGATTGTCATGAAGCTAACGAGAATGTGGGTCAACCAACCGTCAACACTGCAAGCACACCACAAATTGCATGGCGTAAATGTTTTGGCTGCGCCTGAGTTGGGTGATACGGTTCGGGTGTATTTCACATCGGGTGATGTTGTGTCTCAACAAATGTCAAAAGCGGCATTATCTAAGGGATGGAAATAATCATGGCACTCACACCCCTCACAGAACGTCAGAAGACCTTGATTGTCAACAACGTGGTCGTGGCATGTTCCGATATCACAAAGCTGAACAAGACCGGATACAACTTCATGTACTTGGCATGTGGCTTCATTGCCCATTACAACGTGTACGGCTTCATCGGTCATTATGAACGGTATTCGCTGAAAGATAATATCCTTCGCAATGAGCGTGCAAACATGTGGTACAACTTCACGCCGCTTGACAAGGATTACGAATACTACGCAAGCAAGGCCGATGTTTACCTGCGAATCATTGAAGCATTGCGTAAGTAATTCAATCACTTGCAGCTATTGATTGCATGAAACGTCAATAGCTGTATAATGCATTCCATCGAAACCAAACACGGAGAAACAAAATGCAAACCATTCAAGCCCTCGTAGCATCCGGTATCGAAGCAGCCAAGGCCGCAGAGCAAGCATTTCGGGAGAAGCACGGTGAGCCATTCTACTGCGGTTTTGCGTGGGTTGAAGTCAAGGTTGAGCGTACCAACAGCAAGCAGGCCAAAGAACTGCTGGCGGCTGGTTTCAGTAAGGATTGGCAACCCAAGACGTTGAGTATGTGGAACCCCGGTGGCTCCAATACCCAGAGCATGGACTTGAAGTCTGCTGGTGCTGCTGCGATGGCTGCTGTACTGCGTGCTGGTGGTGTGGTTGCGTATGCTGCAAGCCGTGCTGACTAACATGACAACCATCAAAGAACTGACAGACGAGTATGAGGCACTTGAGGCCAAGATTGACGCCTGGTTCAAGGCTGAGATACAACCTCAACTGGATGCGTGCACAAGCATTGAAGAAATCGGTGCAATCAAGCGTAAGCTGACCTATGAGGCACGAAGCGAGGACAATCAGGTGCGTGGTCTGCCTTCCACAATGGAGGTGAGCTTCATTTTCGCGTTCTCACGCTTTACGAGGTAATCATGAAGTCATTGCTCAAAAAGAAATTATATATGCCAGTGGCATTGAAGCGAGAGTTGGTCGCCAAACATAAATTTGTCGTCATCGACAATGTGACATATCAAATTGATGATGATGACGAGAATGGATTCTATTTCTTCGAGCATTATAGAGAAGATGGGGTTGAGCCGTATTCAACTGAACAGTTTATGAAGTTCAGTGATATTGACTTCTTCAAGCATGACTTCATAAACATTGTTCATGTGCGTCTAGACTCTGTTCAAGCTTGGTATGACGAACTGTGTAAGATTAACGGTATAGATAATACCAAAGCGTAATCAATGGCTTACAAGTGATGGTTGCATAAAGTAGCTACTTCTGTATAATGCATTCCATCGAAACGCACTTTGGGATAAACAACATGAACATGCCACCAAAATTTGATGTAAAATCGTGGTTGGAAAATTTGCTTCTGAATGAACATCGTCAAGCATATGAAGCGATGACAAAAGAACAGAAAACATGTGTTCGGTTCGCATATCTCCGTGGATGGTTGATTAAAGAGCGCGAAGAGAATTTGAAGAAGGCTGCAATCCAAGCAGTGCTTGATGCAAATGATTTGTCCGCGCAAGACCGCATCGAAGCGATATACGACTTGTTTGAAGGGAAATAAACATGGAATTTCGTTCGAATCATAGCCAACAACTCTCAACTCGTCGCTCACAGCGTTGTGGCGATGGCTGCTGTAGCTGGACAGAATGGGAGTCAGAACTTCTCAACGAGGGTGAGGTGGTTGATGTATCGTTTGACTACTGCGATGGTTCTGTGGACGAGGACAGCTTTGTACGTGAAGTGCATGAAGGCTACTTCTTTCCGGTTGACGACGAAGCCCACGCATGGTGTCTTGAGAACTGTCAGACCTGTTAAATCAGCAACTTGCACAAAGTTGTTGTGTTGTATGGTGGACTCTGTATAATGCATTCCATCGACAACGTATATGGAGAAGCAAATGAGCGTAGCCCAAACGATTCTGACTCAAATCAAGCTTGGTCATGTGCCAGCTAAGACAGGTGTGCGGGCTTGCCAAGGCGCGTATGCAATGATGTGTTGGGGTGCTAGGCAGTTCACAGACGTTGGTGATGGCCTGACCTTCAAGGTGTCTGGTCGCAATGTTAAAGGCAGCGTGAAAGTTGTTTACATGGATTGTTCTGACCTGTATGATGTGCATGTGTTCAATACACGTGGTCGTGAGTTGAAGCACATCGAAGCGGTCTATTGCGACCAACTGGCTGAATTGATTGACGACGAAGTGGAGAGCGCATAATGATTATCACATTTCAAGACGTAGAGAAGTTCAACGATGCAATCTATACCTTTGTGACAAAGGGTTTGCAGTTCAAGGCCGATGGTGATATATTGACCATCACGTTCACAGGTGGCTACTAACATGAACCGGATTGAACGTTACATACTCCGCGCATTGATACGCAAGAGCGTTAAGCGTGCAGTAAATGGCTACACGTATGACCTGTACACCATCTTTGATATCACAACAGAAGCTGCTCGTGAAATGGACACAGAGTCGAACGACCCGACAATTTATTTCTGGCTGTTGACTAAGTTCAACAATGCGTGCCGCGCAAACATGAAGTACATTTCGCACATGATTGGAGATAAAGAGTGATTGACGAAAACCTATTCATCTTGCTGGAAGGCGCAGCATTGTGTTGCGTAGCAGCATTGGTTGTGGTTGGGTTTGTGTATGTGTTTTGTCCTGCTCTGCGTCAGGATATCATTGACGACTTCAAGCGAGGTTAAGATGAATTTCAAATCTGCAATGCTGTGTAGTTTTATGTGGGCCTGCTCTGGTATGATTGGTGCTGCATTATCTGGTGTCAGTGGTGCTGAGATATTTCGTTCAGGCTGGTGTATATTTTTTGCTGCATTGTTGATGTGGCATGTGTGTTGCAATACTACTAAAAAGGAAAATGAGAATGACTGATGTAAAAGTGAAACCGCCGATTATCGAAGTGAACCGCTTCTATCGTCCGAAAGAATATCTGTATGAAGAGTACGGCTTCAAAGAAGTTGTTGTGTCCAGTGACCGTGGTGTGACTGTGATGTTCACCGTGGACTATCCGAACCGCACGTTCAATGCGCGTTACTCCGTGTGCCGTGGTGATAACTTCTCCAAGGCCACAGGCATCATCTACGCTCAAGCGTGTCCTGCTCCGATTGAAGGCGCATTCAATCCAGAAGTATCGCTGTTGATTAACCTGATGGAACAATGTGTGAACATCTTGAATGTTCCGGCTGAACTGCAAGACAAGAAAGTTCGCCGCGATATCGAACGTCTGTATTTTGAACTGTTGGAGGCTCTGTAATGTTGAATGTTACCCACATGTCGAAAGTACAAGCACTGGCAAGCATTGACGCACTGGTGACTGAATAATGCACATGGCATTTGCAAGATACAAAGACAAACCGGATATGCCGTGGCAGGCTGTGACAAACATGCACATGCCATTCGCGGCAGAGAAGGGCATACTCGATTACATGATTGAGAAGATGCAAGAGCGTCACCCCGATATCGAATACATTACAAAGGAAATGAAACGTGAACCTAAACAAACCAATACCACACAAACATCGTGATGTAATCATCGCCTTCGCCGATGGTGCGAAGATTCAGTATCGTGAACATGCAGATGCAAAGTGGAAAGATGTTGGCGACCCTTCGTGGATAACCGACTATGAGTATCGTGCGAAGCCAATACCGATTTTTGCATACGTGAACGTGTACCCCGGTTATCGTGGCAACATCAATTCACACACACACAAAGACCGTGCAATTGCCATTGCAAGCGCAACAGATGGCAATGGGCGACACCACGTGAACACAATCGAAATGCAGTTCGACCCTACTACTGATGAACTGATTGCGGTGTCGATACTGCGCACGTAATCAAGCACTTAGCGAAGCCTGTTGCGTTTGTCGATGGACTCTGTATAATGCATTCCATCGACAACTTATTAGGGGGAATAAATGAAGAAGGTAATTCTTTTTGTAGTTTTGGTTTTGGCTTCGTTGAATGCTTGCGCCGATGAAACATGGCTGGATATGACATTTCGGGCATACCACTTCAACCGTAACGATGTTGCGCATTACAACTTGAACGAAGATAACCCCGGTATTGGATTGCGTTTCACCAATGGTGATTCTCATAAGCTCATTGGGGTATATAAGAACAGCATCCATAAGTGGTCGAACTATGCATTGGTTGCAAACACGCCAGTTAAGGTTGGTCGTATTAGTATTGGTGCAATTGGTGGTATTGTTACTGGTTACGAAGACCTGTTTCAACCTGCTGCCGGAGCATATATCATCGCAAAACTAACCGACGATGTTAATCTTGACATCATTGCCGTTCCGACTATGCGTGCCATTGGCATCGCCGGATTTGCTAGTTTCCAACTTAGTGTTAAGTTCTAATATAGAATCAATCACTTAGATGAACATGTTGCGTTTGTTGATGGACTCTGTATAATGCATTCCATCGACAACGCATTTGGAGACAGACATGAAACTCAACACATTCATCGCACAACTGGTTAAGCTGCAAGAACAAGGTCACGGTGACAAGGAAGTGTTCTACACCCAATCATCCAGTGGCGACTGTGGCAAATTGAACAGTGCACATATCACCGACTACGAAGGTGAGTGTGGCCCGTTTGATATGGATGGTGCTGAGTACATTTCAATCTCGGCTGGTCACTAATCATGGCAAGCCCAATCTCAACTGTAAACAAACTGCTGGCTAAAGCTGGACGCACAGAGTGGTTGGTTCGTAGTCGCCTTGGTTACTACTACGTTGCAGATGTTTGGTGTTCTTCTAGTTTGATGGCGTATCGCCTCGACGACACACCAAGCGACCATGAGTTGGCTGTGTTGCATGTTGAAGAAGTTCTGACCGAAGTGGATGGCAAACCTTTCAAACTGGTGAAATGACATGAGTAAATTTAAGACGACACGCTTCTATGTTCAAGACAAGAAAACAAAGCTGTGGTACAATCCGTCTGAGCAATTTAACCAACTCGTCAAAACACTCAAGGTGACTGCATAATGCGATACATCAAACCACAATCAAAGCTGCACGCGATTCGTCGCCAGCACACATTCATCTTCGGTCACAACGTTTGGTTCGGAGGTGCGGTATGATATACCGGATGCCGTTGAGTTTTCCGATAGCTCGTGGTCTCATCAAACGTTATCATGTTACATTTTGGAGTAAGAAGTGAAAGATTTTCTAGGCAATGAATTGGCTGTTGGTGATGACGTTGTGTTTATGTCCACGTCATACGCTCAACTGCGCAAGGGCACGATTATCAAAATCAACAAGGTTAAGTGCACCATTCAAGGATTCGGTGGTGAGCCTGAACTGCGCACACCAGACCGCATCTTTCGTGTCGGTGCTGGTGAGGTGACTGAGTTCGCCAAGTTCGAGGTTGAAAGCGGCTGGCAAGCTTTGTGGCTGGATGCACGCTTCACCACATTCGAGGCTGAAATGTATGTGAATGTGAAGCACAAGGGAAAGTTCTTCAATCGTGATGTACAACTGAAAAAGGTATAACAATGGGTCATGGTCATGTAACACCAAATCCAGACGGTTCTAAGGCCCGTTGCGGCGGTCCTGGTATGTGTCCGGTATGCAATGCGGAGTTGGGTGCACAAATCGGGGATGAAATGAACCGAGTGAAAGCAGAACAAAAGAACGCGGACGTGATACAATTCGTTCGCAAGGTTGATGTGCCTGCGCCAACGAAGTGTAGCTTCTGTGGCAAAGACTTGGTGAAAGGTCAACACATAACAAACGAAACCAAGTCCATTTGCTTTGAATGCGTGAAGACGTGCACCGAACTGATGAAAGGTTAATGATGAAGAACTTCGCATTGAACGTGTTGCATGTGTTGCTGCTGATTGTGTTTGTTGGTGGCTTCTACTACATGTTGGCGACTAACCCAACTAGCGTACTGAGTGGTATCAAATGGTTTGTGCTTGCGCTCATTGGGTTTGCAGTGGTAAAATCAGTTATTGAGGCTGTCGCAGAAAGTTTGCGAAAGTCTAAATAATTTGACAAACTCATAAGGGAACCAAAATGACCAAAATTCTGAAACGTAGTCAGCTTGTGTACTTGCCAAAGATTGGCTTTGTATCACGCCTCAAACTCATTGTGTCGGCATTGCTGGTTGTTCTGGCTGTTGCATCCTGTGTCGCTCCAACCACTGCTCACGCTCGTCCTAACACGATGACCGTTGGCAATTCACTGCAAGATAAAATGGTTGCGTATATGAAACGCACCAACAAAAGTATCTCGAACAAAGTTGCATACGACCTCGCCAATGCGATGTTGATTCAACATTACAAGTACGGCATCCCTGTTGAAGTGATGCTCGGTCAATCCACAATCGAAAGCAGGTTTGACCAATTCGCCATTGGAGACCAAGGCGAGTTGGGTTTCTTTCAGGTGCACACGAAATGGCACGCTGACCGACTGCGTGGCTTGATGAAGGTTGGTGTAATCAAGACCAAGAACATATACGACCCATTGACCAATACATCGGTTGGTATGTCAAAGCTTGGTGAGTGTATGCGTAAGCATGGTGGCAGCGTACAAAAAGGTTTGATGTGCTATAACGGAACTGGTGATGGTGCTGTTGCATACTCGAAGAAAGTAATTGCAGCATCTAAAGAAGT